CGTCTTCCTGGTATGTTTGTGATTGCTTCTTCAAAGCAATCCAAAACAGACTTCACGGAGCGTTTGATTAAGCAGGCGCAGAAGGAGCAGGACGCTGGTATCTTTGTTCGCGACTATGCGCTTTGGGATATGAAGCCCGCCAACTACAGTCCTAAGAAGTTCTGGGTGTTGTGCGGGACGGATCAGCTACCTTCGCGTATCCTGACAGACGCAGAGGCAGATCGGCTTAAGAACGACCCTAACCTTCCAGACGGTGCCGTGATTATCCCGGTACCCGAGGACTTACGGGACCCGTTTCAGAAGGACTTGGAAGGCTCGATCAAAGATCTCGCGGGGATCTCGGTCAGCTCGAACTCCCCTTTCTTCAAGCAGCGTGGGAAGATCTATGCTGCGATGGACAACTCCCGGAAGCACCCCTTTACGACCGAACTCTACGACATGGGCAATCCGGGCCAGTTCATCTGGTCCGAGCTGGTAAAGGGGGGCGGGCGTCGTGGGTCGGCGGATGTTCCGATCCACTACCCGACTGCCCTGCGGCACATCCACATGGATCTTTCACAGAAGAAGGATTCGACGGGTTTGACGATGGGTTGTATCTCGGGCTGGACCACGGTGGAGCGGGTAGCTCCCGACGGACGCCAGTACGCGGAGCACGCCCCGGTCTACCACATCGACTTCATGTTGGAGGTCAGGCCCCCGATGGGAGGAGAGATTGATCAGGGCAGCATCATCGCGCTGGTGCGAGATCTCTCCGCGCACGGGATGCCGATCGCCTCGATCTCTGCTGACCGTTGGCAGAGCGCGTTCATCTTACAGTCCTTGGCCCAGCAGGGCTACACGACTGAAGTGGTCTCCGTAGACGTCACGATGGAGCCTTACGAGACCTTGCGCTGGGCGTTATATGAGGACCGGCTTAAGATGTACCCCTACGCTCCGGTGGTAGAGGAGTTGAAGTCTGTCGAGGTAGACTGGACCCGGATGAAGATCGACCATCCCATCGGGGGAAAGAAGGACGTCGCGGACAGCTTGGCGGGCGTGGTTTTTGCGCTGGCGAAGAACAAGTACTCCCGTCCGGTCCTGCCGATACGGAGTGGCTCTACCACCCCAGATGAGAGTGAGTGGCTCTCGGATCCCTCCTTATTAGGAGACCCGAACTTCCTGCGGATGACCAAAGGTGCGTCTGGTTTCCCGGTACTTCCAGGATCGATGGAGCTACCCTTTGATCCGATGGCCGAGCCGTTAGGTCAGCCTAGGGTTAAACCTCCAGGTGTACCGACCGCTACAAGCGTGCCTACGGCCACTCACAGTACGATCCCGGGGTATACACAACCTGCTGCGACGTATATGTCTCCCAGCCAGTTAATGTTTGGCAACCACACGCAGAATGGGCATACTCCTCAGGCATACGAAGACGACTTCGAGTATTAACATTTCACGGAAACTACTTTTCCGGTTGAGGCTAGCTTATGGGTGTCTGGGATACAATTTCGGAAGGGTTTGTCGCGTCTGTCGCCGACAGACTGCAGAAATACTACGATGGCCGTCCCGAGAAAGCCGCCCAGCAGCTAGCCCGTGGCAACAAATATCCATTTCCTGGCCCCAGCAACTACAGCCTTTTCAGTGAATACGGCTACACCGTCCTCGAAGACTTCCTGCGACACGAGACCGACCTCCTAGCCCGCTACGCCGACTACGAAGCAATGGAGGATGTAGGAGAGTTGTCTACAGCTCTCGACATCTACAGTGATGACACCTGCGTCACGGCAGACACCGAAGTTCCTTTCTTGGACGGTACGATTCGGACGGTGGGCGAGTTGTACGAGAAGCAGATTAAGGGGGAATGGGTCTACGGTTTCGACGCAGAGGCCATGCGAACGGTTGCTTGTCTCTTTGAGGGGGTAGCGAAGATCTCGGAGGGGTTGCCTGTACTGAAAGTAACCTTTCAGGACAAACAGGGGCATGTGGGCTGGTTGAAGGTAACGGCGGGCCACAAGTTCCTCATGTCCTCGGGGCACTACCGAGAGGCTGGGGAACTCAAGGTGGGGGACAGTCTGATGGCTTTGTTCAAAGCTCCCTTCGGGGAGTTGAACAAGTACGAGGGTGTGTTGACTTCGCCCTTCAAGCGTCAGTGGCAGTACGCCCATCGAATGGTTCTAGAAAGTTTGGGTGTCCTTATTCCAAAGGGGTATGCGGTTCATCACAAGGATCACAACGGCCTTAACAATCATCCGGACAATCTGTTGCTGATGCCTGCGGAGGAGCATCGGAAACTTCATGCACGTCCAGGTGCGCTAAATCACAAGTTCAACTCTGAGGCCCGGCTTCAGAGTCTGTTTGACGTACTTCAAGACGGTTATATCTCTAAAAAGGAGGCAGGGCGTCGCATGGGGGTGGGGTACCGAGTGGTGGAGCGCTTAGCTTGCGAGGCTGGATTCGAGTCTTGGGGTGATATTAAGAAGGCGTGGTTTGGATTGGATCGACGAAGTCGAGGACATGCGTCTAAACCAGAGACGCTAGAGAAGCGGCGTGAGTTGTTGGGGCGTGCTTCTAGTTACTTGGTAGTAAATCCAGATACCAGTTGGTGCCGGATGTGCGAAGTTCTGGAGTGTACCCAAGGTACGCTGGAAGAGGCATTGAAGGGCATTGGGAAACGCTGGAGTGTCTTTAAGACGGACGCTACACAGGGCAAAGCTCGGGTTCTTCACAACGATGTGGTTATCTCTATAGAACCTGCCGGGGTGGAGCCGATCTACGATCTTGTGAATTCCATGCCTACCCACAACTTCGCAGCGGGGCACGACGGGCGCTGGGTCTTCATCAAGAACACCCAGCCGGACCTCCAGCGCAAGAAATCCGTGTGGGTGGAGTCTAAGGATAAGAAGGTCGTAGACATCATCAACGACATGTTCAAGAACCTGTCGTTAGAAGACAAACTGCCTGGGATGGCCCGCATATTATGCAAATATGGAAGTGATTTCACGGAATTGTTGATCACTGAGAATGGAGTCATTGGTCTCAATCCGTTAGATCCTCCTAACATGCGTCGGATCGAGGGACCGAAGAGCGAGCTGATGGGGTTCATCCAGGATCTCAAAGGCAGGGTGGGCTACACGACCCAGGACTTCAGGGCTGTCTTGGAGAAGAGACAGCTCGCGATGATGAGCGGGCAGAACGCGGTGGACTCTGCGCTTACCCCCTTCGAGCCGTTTGATGTGATTCACAACCGCATCCAGTTAAAGAGCCGCCGGTCAGTCTACGGACAATCCGTACTAGAAGCTTCAAGATTTATCTGGAAACGCTTGTTTTTATTGGAAGATTCTGCACTTTACTATCGGCTTCGGACAGCGCCAGAGCGTTACGCTTTTTACGTGGATGTGGGTAACCTGCCACCGAACGAAGCGAGAGCGGAGCTGGCTAGATTCAGGCAGGAGTTCTCGAAGCGGAAGTTCGTGAATCCAGCTAATGGCAAGATGGACATGCGATTTGAAGCGCTGGTTCAGGACGAGCACTTCTACCTGCCGGTGAGGAATGGCGCAGAGGCCGTGCGAGTGGAGACGTTGGGGTCTCCGTCTTGGCAGTGTCTGACCGGGGACACTCAGATACCCTTACTAGATGGAACTTCACCCACCATAAAAGAGTTGTCTACTCGCAACGAGGACTTCTGGGTGTACAGCGTGACGCCAGAGGGTCGGATGGTTCCCGGTCGAGGGCACTCTGCCCGAGTGACCCACCAGGCTGCGGAGATCTGGGAAGTGGAACTGGACAACGGGCGGGTGGTTCGCTGTACAGACAACCATCCTTTTATGAAGAGGGACGGGGCTTGGAGTCGGGCCGATGCACTACAGGTTGGCGATTCTTTGATGCCCCTATATCGCAAGTTATCTTCTAAAGAGGATGGGGACTATTTGCATGGGTACGAGCGGGTGTACGACCCAGAGACCTCCAAATTTGTGTATACGCATCACCGGGTTTACCAAGAGTGGAACCAGAGCGAGAGTCGTCGTCAGCAGATGAGTGGGGATAAGCACCCTCGTTATCGGGCGCTGACTGTGGCCGATCTGGGTAGGAAGGTACAGGAGACTGGCGCGAGTACTAAACAGGAATTCTGTGAAAAGACAGGGGTGTCTACCAACCTGATTACACGGATTTTGCGAGAAGCCGCCATTTCATGGAAAGTCTTCGCGGCGTACTACATCCCAGGCTGGGTAGCGAAGGGTCGTGCAGCAGGACCAAACAATCATAAGGTAGTGGCGGTCCGAAAGACTGGCGTAACCGAGCCGGTCTACGACCTAACCGTAGAGGGACATCATAACTTCGCTGTAGGGGCGGGAGTCATTGTCCACAACTCAGTAGACGATATTGAAATGTTTAGGGATAAGCTGTTTGCTGCCCTAAAGATACCCAAGTCCTATTTTGGACAAGAGGACGCGGCGAGACAGGTTCTGTCCAGCCAAGACGTTAGGTTTGCCAGAACGATTTTACGCATTCAGAAGGAGATGAAGCGGGGCTTGTACCAGCTCTGTGACACGCATCTAGCAGCGCTTGGTTATGATCCTGTGAAGGTGAAGTATGAGCTTCACATGACGACACCCAGCTCTATCTACGAGTTGGCGCAGCTGGAGGTGTGGAACGCGAGAGCGGATTTAGCCCAACGTGCGGACGGCTTTGTTTCCAAGCACTGGATCCTCTCCGACATCTTCCGTTTCACGGATTCGGAGATCAAGGACATCTTCAAGCAGCGGGGCGAAGATACGGACCGACAAGCGGAGGATCAGGCCAGGTCGGAGGCGATCGTGCAGCAGTCTGCAGCCGAGGTTTCAGCCGCGACTCAACAAGCCTTCCCCCCTCCTCCTGAGGAAGGGGGCGCACCTCCGGCCGAGATACAGCCGACAGAGTCAAGGCTCATTCTGCCCAAGTCGATCCGGCAACGTATGAACAACCGTCCGGTGCGGGGCGCTACTGATCAGGAGTTGATGGAGGGCTCTCGTCCTCTTGAACGGAAGCTGAATGCTCAACTGGAAACCATCTTAGCGAATGACAAGAAGTTAAGTAACAGGATGGGACAGCTCTTTGGGTTACTGCAGGATCTTCGGGCCTCTACCGCTAACGATTTACGGGACCTTCGTAGGAACAAGCCACGATAGAGCATTGCAAGCCCTCTGGTGATCTGGTACGGTAGGGACATTCAAAAGGGGCGAGAGAGAAAAAAACAGTCAACTTCTTTTTTCCCTTGCCTTCTTTTCGGACTTAAAGATAGATATGTACCAAGATATTCGTTTCAAGGAGAACTTCATGCGGCCCACTGACATTCTAACTTCGTTGCAGGAAGATTTCGCGGCTATCGGTGAGACCTACGATCTTGAGGATGAGTCTGACCTCGAAGTTGGGGACGAGTTGGAGTTCTCGGAAGCGGAAGAGGGAGACGAGGACGAGTATCTCGCCGACGGGGAGGAGGAGTACGAGGACGCCGAAGAAGGCGACGAGTACCAGCTCTCAGCGGAAGAGGTGGCTCAGGTCCAGTCAGTGACCTTGAAGTCCCAATCCTTGAACGAGAAGATGGGATCCCGTGGGGGCAAAGGTCGTATGCACGCCCGCATGGGTATGCAGAAGACCCATCGCGTTGGTGCTGCCGAGAAGATGTCCCGCCATCGGGACTACATGCACAATAAGGCGCACGTCTTGTCGCAACAGCGCAAACGCATGAAGACAGGCCACGCGATAAGGCTGGCGAAGATCCATCATGACAAGTTAGCGCAGAAGGGCGGTGCTCGTCACGGGTTCCGTCTTCGCACCGCGCCGATGTCTTCTGGTCTGGACCAGATCTCTACCTTAGCTGAAGAGGTGAAGAGCCTCGCGATGGAGAATGCCCAGTTGGAGCAGACCTCGGTCTTACGCTCCTTCGCTGAGATGGCTTTGATCTCCGACCAACTCTGCCGGGCTTTCACGTTATTCGGGGAGCGCCTGGAGGACCAGGAGCTGGTAGACCTTTCCGTGAAATTCGGGGAGATGGCCGAAGATAACTCGGACATCGTCGAGGCACTGCAGCGCGCCAACTTCTCCATCAGCCGTGAAGACTTGACCTCGTCTTTCAACGCCGACATGGACTGTCTACAGGATGGTCTGAATGTGTACGACGAGTTGAAGGGCCTCCTCTCTGAAGACTCCGAAGAGGAGGTCCAAGAGAGTGGTGGCCGTTTTTTGTCGGGCAAGCGCGCGATGAGCGGCAAAGAGAACCAAGCGACCGACGCGACCGGGAGTGGCTCGCTCAACCCGAGAGGGGGGCACAGCCTCTCGTTCCCCAATCGGAAGAAGGACGCGGCGGGAAACTTCGTGAAGACCTACGGCGGGAAGCCGAGAGGGGCTCAGAGGAATTCAACCTCCGATGCGACAGGGAGTCGGTCCCTGGACGCGACGAGCACTCGCAGTGGTGGACTCAAATTTACAGACAGGAAGAAGGATGCGAAGGGCAACTTCGTGAGGACCTACGGCGGGAAGCCGAGACCTTAGTCGAAGATTGGCACCGCGCCCGAAGCCTCTTGCGGTCCCAGAGATTAAGAACCATAGGGGCTGAACACATACATCTTCACCCGTTTCGTAGTGAATATACGAAGCGTAAGGTGAAGAAACCAACGAAGGGCCTTCTGCGCTTAACCGCGCTTAAGGCCCACAGGTTTTGATAATGCCCAGCGCGAAGAGACTACTCACCGACGCAATCTTCATCCGGCCGACGCTCCACGAGGACGCCGATCGCCCGGGTAAGTTTATTGTCCGGGGGGAGTTTGGTCACGCGGGGCGTCCGACCCAAAACAAACGTCTATACGGTCCTAGCGCCTGGACACCTAACATCCTTCGCATGGAAGATGCGATGCGGGATCGAAAGGTACACGGGGAGCTGGATCATCCGGATGACGGAAAGACCAAGCTAGCGCGTACGTCGCATTTCGTCACAAATCTGAAGCTGCAAGAGGACGGGGTCTTGATCGGGGAAGCCGAGATCCTGGATACTCCTGCAGGTAAGACATTAAAAGCCATCATTCAAGCGGGTGGGATGTGCGGGGTCAGTTCTCGAGGTTGGGGCTCGACGACACCGACGGACAAGGGCTATGAGATTGTAGAGGACTACAATCTCGTAACCTTTGACTTTGTCGCGGATCCAGCAGACTCTTCAGCCTACCCCTCGCCTGTCTTCGAGGGGCTGGTGCTACAAACAAGTAGCCCAGCGCTCCGTGAGACAGTAGATAAAAAGGTGCAATCTATGGATCCAATTCTGTTCGAGGCCCGTCTCCAGCAAGAAAAAGAGAAGATTAAGGCTGAGTTAGCTGAGCGGTTCGCCGCTGAGTTGAAGACCCAGCTTGGGGTGCTCCGCAAGCAGATGGCCGAGGAGTACCGCTCGGAGGTTGATCCGGCGAAGTTCTCTTCCGACGTCGTCTCCGGGATCAACAAGGCGATGCAGGCCTCGACGCCTTTAGATGAGGCGACGAAGGCTGTGGTCAGCGCCAAGAACGAAGAGATCGACCAGCTCAAGGGGTTGATCTTCGCGAAGGACGCGCTCCTGCGAGAGAGCACTGACGAGAAGAGCCTCCTGGAGGGTGAGCTGAAGACAGCCAATACCGAAAACGTGAAATTAGGGCGCCTCGCGATCGTCACTGGGCTTCGCTTCTACGCGGAGCAACAGCTGGCTGGCGACCCAGATGCCTCTACCGTTCGGAGCCTCGTGGGTGACATCTCGTCCTACCCGACGATCGCTTCTTTACAAGGCAAGCTAAAAGAGATCCGTGAGGGTCTCGAGGACCAGCGCCGCATTCGTGCGGGGATCGAGTCCAGATTCACTAAGCAACTGACCGAGATGCAAGAGGCTCACGCCGCTGAGCGTCGGCGCTCGACTGCAGAGTTACAGCGCACCCAGGCCCAGACGCAAAAGCTGGAAGACTTGGTGAAGCAAGCTCTCGAAGGCCAGAAGGCCCTGCTCGGAGAGAACAAGAAGCTTCAGATGCAGCTTCACGCCGAGAGCCGCCTGGCTTCGATGCCACAGAAGAGCAGCAATGCTCGGATGGTGTTGGCAAAGGCGAACCCAGCGACCCCCGAGGACATGGACGAGATCCTGGAGGAGCTAAAGCCCCAGGTGCCCCGTCACGATCTGGCCGAGCAAACTGCGCTGCGTAATCGGTTACGCGCTACTTTCTCGGGCAGAGGCTCTTCTCCAGAAGGCGAGGAGGCAGTGGTGCCCAATCCTCGTCTGCAGATGACGAGTCAACGGGGACTCGAAGAGGACGTCAACGGGACGGGGCTTTCAACGGACGAGTTTGCCAGATTGTCTGGCCTGCGGTAAAAAAAAGGGCGCTACTTTAAGACAATAATATCTTAATATAGCAACATCTTAACGGATTCTAGGAGGATTCTCATGACTCAAGGTGCTCGACGGATTTTGGAAGAGCGTATCCCAATGGCCCCGCAGCAGGTGAGCGACGCAGACATGTCGCTTGCGATGGAGCGAAAATGGGATCGCTACCTGGAGGGTTTGCCCAAGCGGACCCAGCGTGATCAGGAGGTCCGTTCGACGCTCTCGAAGCTCTATGAGAACGAGATGCGCTACGTCAAGAAGCTCCACGAGAGCACCTTGGCGGCGAACGTCGGCCCGTACCAGAAGCAAGTCTTCCCGGTGCTGCGCCGTGCGATCCCTAACCTGATTATGCACGACATCGCCAGCGTGCAGCCACTGTCAGCGCCAGTTGGAGTCGTGTTTTATTACGACCTCGTGTACGATACCAACAAGGGTCGTACCACGGCAGGCAACATCTTCCCGAGGGACTTCGACCGCAACTACTCTTCGGAGTTGGTTGAGGACGAGTTGCTCGCAAGTGGCAACGCTGTGGATTACGGCGGTGCGGGTGTGGTGGCGACCATCTCAGCGACCACGATGTACAACCCGGTTCGGGCATACAACACCTCGCTAGGCTACAGCGTGACCATCACCGAGTTCGATGCGGTGGGTACGGTCGTGCAGCAGGCGATCGACACCCCGGGAACTGGTGGGTTCACCTTCGTCCCAGCGGGTGCCAACGCGGGCGGCAGCATCAACTACTCGAACGGTGCGATCATCTCGTTCAAGTTCCAGAACGTGCCTGCGCTTGGAAACAAGATTCGGGTCACCTACTGGTACGACAACGAAGCTTCGAGCAAGGTCGCTCAGAACAAGTTCGACATCAAGCTGGCTGAGATCCGGGTCCGCACCCGCAAGCTCAAGACCACCTTCTCGGCCGAGGCTGCGGAAGACGCCGCCGCCTTGCACGCGATCAATCTCCAAGCGGAGATGATCTCGCAAAGCTCGCAAGAGCTGGCCTTAGAGATCGACCGCGAAGGCATCAACGAGATGCTCGCTGCGTCGAGCAGCAACGCGGACGTGTTCGACACCGCGATCCCCCCGGGTCGTGAGCCGTTGAGCCACTACCGCCAAGCGGTCACCAAGCTCTCTGGGCTCTCGCACCAGATCGCCAAGCGGACCCTGCGTGCGCCTGGCAACTGGATCGTCGCCTCGAGCGAGGTCAGCTCGATCTTGGAGCAGCTGGCGACCAATCAGGACTACCGCCAGATCTGGGTTACTGGCGATCCGAGCCCGTTAAACGGCGCTCCGATGGACATGCCCCGTCCGCTCGTGCAACACGGCCAGTTTGGCGTGTACAAGTTCGGGACGCTCCACAACAGGTGGACCCTGTTCGTGGACCCCTTCATGTCCCGCGACTTCCTGCTGATGGGGCTCAAGGGCCAGAGCATGGCCGAGGCCGGGTACATCTACTGCCCGTACATGCCTCTGCAGTTCACCCAGGCGTTTGAGGATCCAAACGACCAGACCATCCGCATGGGGCTTCGGGCTCGTTATGCGACAAAACTTATCCGTCCCGACTATTTCGCGCAACTCCGCTTCCTGAACCTCTAAGAAGAAGGCATCTACTGCCTGAACTTCTAAAACTTCCCGCGCTCTCTAAGTCAGTATCTCCCTCCTTCCATTTCACGTTATTGTTCCAACAGGTCAACGTTGTCCTGTTGACCAATTCGGGGTAGAGTGGGCGGCATGTTCCCCCGATACAACCAATTACGTAAGCTCGCTGAGTCGCTTCGTACCGAAACAGGGTACAAGGTGATGCGTCGTCAGGGGGCTCGTTTGATCTCCGGGGCAGACTCCAGGCAGAGTTTCCCGGCTCAGATTGGGACAGAGATCCAGATGCCAGGGAAGGGTATTTACCTGAGCCCCAATAAGGAGTATGTACTCTCTTACTACTCGGGATACCATGATCGGGAGGTATTGTTAACATTAGAATTCTCGCCGGAAGACATCGTGTGGGGCCACCTTCGAGATGTAGAGTCGGAGGTGGGGGTGTCGAAGGCGCGGATCGTGGACATACTGGATCTACCCGGGGAAGAGGAGAGTTGACATGCAATCGGAAGACGTTGAAAAAGAACTACAGGCGATGTTGGGGTTTAGCGTCATGGCGTCCAAGCTTCAGTCGGGGTCTAGCCTCCGTCCAGCGGTCGCTGTGGATCTGGCAGAGAGCGCCCCTGCGGAGGATGACAGTGATTTTGTGGAGGATTCTCCTTTAGATTCTGGGGTGCTCTGGGACAACCTGGAGAGCCTGGGGGTGTTCTTTGATGAGTTGACGGAGAGCTTGACAGAGGAGCGGGATCAGGTGAAGACGACCTATGCGATGGCGCAAGAGGCCGCTTCTCGTTGTGACCAACATTTGCTCTCGTTGAACCAGATCTTAGAGCGCGTCGTAGCGGTGTCTGCCTCCTTCAAGGAAGTGCTACAGCTCGCAGGGAGGGAGGGTGTAGAAGAGGCCGAGGCGCTAGAGGTCGGGTATGAAGAAGACGCAGCACCTGAGGAGTTGGAGCAGGAGCTTGAGGTTCCAGAGATGGAAGTGGAAGAGCCTTTGCAAGCAGAGCTTCCCGTACAAGACAGCTTTGCAGCGCGGCCTCGGGGACTTCGGGTGAGGCCCTCTGTAGAACAAAATGGGGATCCCCCCTCAAATACTCGAATGATCGCGGACTTTTCTGCGGTAGACTCGGACTAAGGAGTACCTATGCCACAATACCAAGTGAAACCGGAGCTGGGCTTTGCCCTACTTCCTAAAGTCGGTCGTAAGCGGGGTGGGGAGATCTTCGCTGCCGAAGGTCTGGACTACCTGATCCCCTCTGTGTTGCTGCGCTACGAGGCAGCAGCAGCTCCGGCTGAAGAGATGCAGGCCGCTCCGGCGCAGGACGTCGCAGCAGAGCCTGCTCCATCAGCACCGCTTACGCCCATCTCGGCGTTTCGGGAGGACACTGTTTTTGTCGATGTCTCTGCTGCTGCGCGGGACATCGAGACGCCGGTTGCCAGCACGCCTGTGAGCGCCGTGGTCGAGGATCCAGAGATGGACGCGGACATGGACGCTGCAGTACGGGCAACCAAGCCAAAGAAAGGGAAGAAGTAGATGAACTGCCCAAAGTGCCAGAAGCCTTTACTTGTAGAGGATCTCGGAGGGGGTCATAAGAAGGTTCACTGCGCGAGTTGTGGCCTCACGGAGGTTCGCGACGAGAAGGATCGGAAGCTACTCACGGGAGAGCTGGAGGGGCCAACACGCAGTACGGTGTCGGGTCGCTCTCAAGGTGGTAGGTCTTATCTCACCGAAGGCTAGCTAGAATAAACAGCGAGGGTCTCGCTGGGCGTGGGACAAACGCGCGGAGTCCTTGTGAACACAGAGGAGCTTGGGTGTCTCAAAGAGGTACAGAGGTTCCCCTGTGTGCGTAGGGACAGACCCCTGTCGAGCGATGCCGGTCTTGGGACGCTTCTGGTTCCCCTGTGTGCGTAGGGACAGACCCTTGATTTGCTTCGTGTCGCGGCTTGCGTTTTTGGGTCCAGGGTGACACCCTATTCTTAGGATATAGATGTCCTGATCGAGGTGCTCATGAGCTGCGCCGACAACGAATTGATGACCGAAGAGGACATCGTCACCTGGATCTTGCTGCGGTTGGGTAAGCCGAAGGTTCGGGTCGAGCTGGAAGAGTGCCATCTAAAGATGGCGATCGATACGGCGAAGCGATGGTTCGTAGCTCGAAAAGGCCAGACCTTCATTGACAAGATGGATCTGGTCTACGGTCAGGTAGAGTACCCTCTCCCCCGGAAGGTAGAGAGGGTTCTCGAAGTGTGGTTCCCCTCAAGTCCGCTGGACCTAGCTACGGTATTCTTTCCGTTTGCGCTCCCAGATTCGCAGGTGCCTTATAGCGTCTGGCAGGCACCGCAGAGCTTGGGCGTCTACAGCCACTACTTTCAGATCATGCAATACTCTGAGATGGCGAAGCGCATTCTGAGTTCAGAGCAGGATTGGATGCAGGAGAACCGCTCGCTCTTTATCTTTCCCGCAAAGTCACTGACCGGCACGATTCAGTTCAAGTACAAGAGCGGATGCTTTACCGTAGAACAGCTCTCCGAGCGGGATCACGACCTGGTGAAGCGGTACGCCTTCGCGATCTCGATGGAGATCTTGGGTCGAATCCGGGCCAAATATCCTGGGGGTCTACCAGGAGCACAGGGTGAGCGTGGGCTTGATGGAGAGTCCCTGCTGTCTACCAGTGCTTCCGACATCGAGCGCTTGAACGAGGAGATCATTCAGTCGGGTTACCCGATGGGCATGATCGTAGGCTAAGAGGATCTCATGGGCTGCTACGACGACTTTAGCCTCAAGCCGGAGCCCTGCTCTGGGCCAGTCAAGCCGGAGCCTAACAACTCGGGCTTGAATACTACCCAGACTGCAAAGGACGAACTCCCGCTTTTAGATTCTGTTGCGATGGAGACAGCCTCGCAGGGGACACCGATTGAATACTACAGCCTAAGCATCGAAGGCTCTACAATAGACCCTCTCTACATCGAGCCGATTAACAGGGCTTTCACGTTATTCAATTTGATGGGTGTGGTGGAGTGGCCGGATTCTACCCCCGAGATGCTGGAGGGTGGGGCGCGCACTCGGTTTCAGAACACGATCACTATCCCCAGGAGAGCGTTTGAGTTGGCAGGCGCGCCTGCACCATCAGAGGGAGACGCAGTTCGATTCTGGATGACGCCCTTTTTCGATGACTTTTCAGTAGACGGCGCGAACGTACCCAACGCGGGGTTCTACTTTGACGTGATCGACGTCGATGATGACGGGCACCCGTATGATGGGCCGGAGTTCATCTGGTTCAAGCTGAGCTGCAAGCGCACCACAGACTTTACCCCAGAGCGGAGGATCTTGGATGAGTAGCGCGGACGCACAGATGCTTCGAATGCGAGAAGCTGTGATGAGAGACAAGCTCTCCATCTTCTGCGCGACTTGTTCACGTTATTGGGAGGCGAAGGACAAGGGGCTGGACTTCTGTCAGCCGCCAAGTGCGTGTGCGGGACCGCTCTCAGGGCTAGACTTCCCTCACTACCGGGGGCCGATCACGCAGACAGATCGGTTCTGCTTTGTTTGCGGGGGGATTTCAGTGTACGGGGTGCGGGCGAAGAGCGGCACTTTGACGAGGACCTTCGGTCTATGTGAGGTACATCCACCGCTCTGGGCGAACTCTATCCGACAGGAGGACAACGTTGTCCTGTTGACTTCTCCGCATCACGGTGGGGGCTTGGATCTCCTAAAACAACCCTTTCGGAAGCAGACTCTGTTGGAAGCGATGCAGGAGTATGACCGAGAGGTAGAAAAGAAGTACGGCTGATGTTCTCGATGACCCTCCACAAGCAGCCGATGGCGACTGCGCGAAAGCTGATGCAAACGCTTCCCGAGCGTTCGATGTCGTTTCGTCAAAACCTGATGTACGCCTACGCGCAATTCGCCATGATCGCAATTCGGAAGCGGATCCTAGGGGGCTTCGCGAACCGGGCGTACAAGAAGTCGTTTGAGGTAGTGGAGGTGACAGGTGCCCCTTCTCGAGCGGCGGTCTACGCGATTCGCTTGAACCCAAAAGTGAGGACCCTACGGAAGAAGGATTCGGAGACCACCGTCCTGTATGTGAAGCCAGTATCTACGATGATGCGGGTGAAGCCAGAGGTACAGGTCTTGATGGATTACGGCCCCTGGCCTGTGGATATGTTGCCGTTCACGCCCGACGCCCGCCAGGCGATCATCGTTTCACGGAAAGTGTCGAAGGGGGAGGTGACCGCAGTGCGTGGGCAGCGAGAGGGGGATCGGTCCGAGTGGCAGCAGGCTATGACCAAGGCGGGGCGGCGCATGAAGAAGCCCCTGGTGAAGATACCTCCGAAGATCCGGGCACTACCTGATGTGGTCTTTCAGGCGCTACGCCTCGAGTACGGGCTGGGGGGAGAGCGCTCAAAACCGCACTGGCGACCGGGTATAAGGACTATTGTATCTTTAGGTCTTCGTGCTATGATCAAAAAAAGAAGGCTGGGTAGGTACTTCAATCCGTTCTTCACAGGGTGGAACAAAGTACCAGAGGCCAGGAAGAGCATCTCTTTCACAGACATCAAGCCCTACGAGTCCTTCCAGAAGAGGCTCGGGATCAAGGCAGGAGAACGAAAATGACACCCAGGATCGCAAGCGTGTTGACCGACATTCGCCGCCACAACGAATTAGACCCAAACTTGATGGAGGACGGAGCCGGTACGCTTCCGGACTCCTACCAGGACAACATGCCTGGGACAGGCGAGGCTGAGAACGAGAGCAACGCCCAGGAGATGCTCGACAGCTTCTTAGAGAACATCGTCCTCACGGTCTCGACGAACCTCGGGATCGACGAGGACGAGGCCTACGATATGGTCGCCACCGTGATGGACGGCCTATCCGAGGAGGGCAGCATCATCGAGTGCCCCGGAGACGATGCTTCGATCGCGGAGGTCGGCAACTGGATCGGCTACGCGAAGACGATGGGCCTCGACGCGATGATCATGGATGCGATCTCTGACTCCGTCGCATCGGGTTCCGGCGACGAGGACTAAGGCAGGCCTCTACAATGTCTGACGCCGCTGAGCGAGAGCGCCTGTTACAAGTTAGGAACGGACATGCTGTCAACGGCACAGTCTATCTTCGTAACTTTGATCAGGGTGTGGTGGAGACAACCGGGGCGATACCA